TATGTGGCCGACGCGGGCAACCGGGCTTACGCCGACGCGTTTGTGGTCACCCGGTGAGCCCGGTGACCACGCCCCTCCCCGAGCCCACACACGCTGAGGTCATCCGAATTGTTCGGGATGGGACCGATTCCGACACTCTCCCGGACGCTGCTCCTTGCACCGGTAAGATCCAGTTCACTCCCAAGCAGCAGACCTACAAGTCTTCCGCACCTGCGCTCGTATTTTACGAGCCAGTTTCTTGGTGGAATACCTAACCAAAACCGACAAAGAACTCTTCCGAAAGGAGCTGATAGCATGGCTGCTCGAAGAGTAACTCCTTCCAACTCTGAGCCAATCTCTCGAAGAGTCGCTTCAACTCCAGAGGCAAGAGAGAACCAGCTCGTCAACCTTGCCGTCGACCTCGCCGAGAGGCAGCTGATCGACGGTACAGCCTCCGCCCAGGTGATCAGCCACTACCTTCGCGCGGGTTCGACCCGCGAGTACCTCGAGAAGCAGCGTCTTGCAATGGACGTCGAGCTGATGGAGGCGAAGAAGAAGGTGATGGCCCAAGGCGACCGCATGGAGATGCTTGTGCAGCACGCCATCGACGCGATGCGTGGTTACCAAGGTCTCCCTCAGCCGGAAGGTGGGGAGGACTTCGACCATTAGAACCTACTCGGAGCTGGTCACTCTTCCGACTCTCGAAGAGCGGTATGACTACCTCCGACTTCAGGGCATCGTCGGTGATCGAACCTTTGGTTCCGACCGATGGATGAACCAAGCGTTCTACCGATCGACTGAGTGGCGGCGAGTCCGCGACTTCGTCATTGCTCGAGACCTTGGCTGCGACTTGGCGGACGAAGAGTTCCCCGTTCACAGTCGACCGACCATCCACCACATGAATCCGATGCAGACGATGGATCTGATTCATCACAACGGGTGCATCCTTGATCCCGAGTTCCTTATCACAACCTCACTCCCAACCCACAACGCGATTCACTACGGTGACGAAAGCTTGCTGCCTCGGCAGTTCGTTCCTCGTCGTGCGGGTGACACCAAATTGTGGTGAACAGAAAGGAAAGCAGAATGGAAGAGAACCAGAACACTGAGCGGGCCGAGGAAGCGACGACTCCGGTCGACGTCACCCCGGACGAGACGCTTGCCTCCCCGCCCATCGACGTGCCCAACGAGGCCGACGCCAACGACGACGAGGACGTGCCCGCTGCGCTTGAGCGTGAGACCCAGGACGGGTCCGGTCTCGAGAACGACGAGTCCGAACTCCCCGAGTCCGACTTCGCCGGCTACGCCACGGACGATGTGGAGGACGACAAGTGACCGCCACGATCAATTACGACCAGCCGGTCAAGAACCTGATCGACGAGCTGTCGGCCACGGGTCACGTCACCCACACGGCCTACCGCAAGGACTCGGTCACGTTCCACCACAACGCCGGACGCCTCTCTCACGAGGGTGTCCTCAACGTGTGGAAGACGCGTCCCGCGTCGGCCCACTTCAACGTCGACGGCAAGGGCACTGTCGCTCAGTTCGTCAAGCCCAACGAGTACGCCTGGGCTACCGGCAACAAGAACGGCAACCAGCGGTCCATTTCCATCGAGCTCGCCAACTCGAGCATCGGTGGGCAGTGGCCCGTCGCAACGACCACCTGGATGTCGGGAGCACGCCTCGCCGGCTGGCTCTTCGCCAAGGTGATCGGAGCGCAGCCCACGTCGGCCAACGTCCTCTTCCACCACCACTGGAAGAACACTGTCTGCGCCGGTCCGTACATGAACTCGGTCTACAGCCAGCTGCTCGCCGAGGTTGTGAAGTGGTACAACTTCTTCAAGCAGGGCAACGTCGCCGTTGTCCAGCCTCCGCCCCCGCCCCCGCCGGCTGCTCTCAAGAGCAACTCGCAGATCGCCGCCGAGGTCTGGGCGGGCCAGTGGGGCACCGGTTCCGACCGTGTCGCCAGGCTGAAGAATGCTGGCTACGACCCGGTGCTCATCCAGCAGCTCGTCAACAAGGGTGTCGGCAAGCGTGGAGTGGTCGATGACCCGAATCGCAAGTCCAACTCGCAGATCGCTGACGAGGTCTGGGCTGGCAAGTGGGGCAACGGCCCCGATCGCGTTCAGCGACTCACCCGCGCCGGCTACGACGCGGCAGCCGTTCAGCGTGAAGTCAACCGTCGGCGCTAAGCTGACCACAACGTCACCGAGGAGGTGATCCCATGAACGAAGACAGCATTCTCGACAGCACGAAGAAGATCTTGGGACTTGGCGAGGGGTATGACGCGTTCGATCTCGATGTCATCACCGCGATCAACTCGGCTCTTGGCACCCTAGGCCAGGTCGGAGTCGGACCCGACATCGGCTTTGAGATCTCGAGCTGGGCCGAGACGTGGGATCACCTCCTCGGTGGCGACCCTCGTCTCAACATGGTCCGCAGCTTCGTGTTCTTGAGCTGCCGACTCGAGTTCGACCCGCCTCAGACCTCGTTCGCTATCGCTTCCATGCAGAAGCAGCTGGACGAGAAGATCTGGCGCATCCGAGTGCTGGCCGATCCGGCTCCACTCGCCACAGACGAAGACCTTCTGGTCCCGGAGCTCTGAAAGGAGGTATAATGGAAGACACAGCGAACAACCTGGCGCACTACGAGAACTACATGGCGCACTACGGCGTCAAGGGTATGCGATGGGGAGTTCGGAAGAAGCGCGCCCCGTCGGCTCCGGTGTCTCAGGATCCCGTCGACGTGACGATCAAGTCGCATCCGGGCGGGAAGATCCAGACCTCAGGCGGTAGCAATCAGCCGGCTCACGACGACGCCAAGAAGGCGGCGGCATATCGTCAGCAGGCTCGTGCCAGCAGCCCGAGCACCCTCTCCAACACCCAGCTGAAGGCGCTCATCGAGCGTGTCCGGCTGGAGAACGACTACGCCAAGATCCGAGCCGCGGAGCTCGAGGCAGCCAAGAGCCCTTCTCGAAAGTTCCTCGAGAAGTTCCTCAAGGACGAGAAGGCAACGCTGATGAATGGGCAGAAGCCCAAGACCCAGCAGGGTGTCGAGTTCATCATCGACACGCTGAAGAAGCGTGGGTCCTCGAAGGCCGCCGCCAAGGCCGCCGCCAAGGCCGCCGCCAAGGTCGCCGTCAAGTCGATCGGCAGCTGATCTACTACACCAGATGAAAGGAGGTTGGCGATGAGCGAGCTTTCCAACACGGCCACGCCGTACTACTACGGCCTATTCCGTGACGCAGTCCTCAGAGGAGACATTCCGGTCTGCCGGGAGATCTCCATGGAGATGAACCGCATCGATGCGCTCATCGCCAACCCCCACATCTACTACGACCCGGCTCCGCTCGAGGGATTCATCCTATATTGCGAGAACGAGCTGACTCTGACCGACGGTAGCGACCTGCACCTGCTCCCCAGCTTCAAACTCTGGGCTGAGCGGATCCTCTGCTGGTACTACTTCGTCGAACGTCAGGTCTACGAGCCGAGTCCCGACAACCACGGCGGTCGCTACGTCACCAAGACGGTCAAGAAGCGACTGACCAACAAGCAATATCTCATCGTTGCTCGTGGCGCGGCCAAGTCGCTCTACGAGTCGTGCCTCCAGAGCTACTTCCTCAATGTCGACACCTCGACGACGCATCAGATTACGACTGCGCCGACGATGAAGCAGGCAGAGGAGGTCATGTCCCCGATCAGGACGGCGATCACGCGCGCTCGTGGTCCTCTCTTCAAGTTCCTGACCGAAGGATCGCTCCAGAACACGACCGGCTCTCGGGCGCTTCGCCAGAAGCTGGTGCCAACGAAGAAGGGTGTGGAGAACTTCCTCACTGGGTCCCTCCTCGAGATCCGCCCCATGTCCATCAACAAGCTTCAGGGTCTCCGGACCAAGATGGCGACGGTGGACGAGTGGCTCTCTGGTGATCTGCGTGAGGATGTCATCGGTGCCATCGAGCAGGGTGCGTCGAAGATCGACGACTACCTGATCGTTTCTGTCTCTTCGGAGGGAACGGTCCGAGCCGGCGCTGGTGACACGATCAAGATGGAGCTCATGTCCATCCTGAAGGGCGAGTACTCCGCGCCCCACGTCTCGATCTGGCATTACAAGCTCGACGAGATCGATGAGGTTGCCGACCCCGCAATGTGGGTCAAGGCGCAGCCCAACCTCGGCAAGACGGTGACCTACGAGACGTACCACCTCGAGGTCGAACGCGCTGAGAAGGCGCCTGCCGCTCGAAACGACATCCTCGCGAAGCGTTTCGGGATCCCTATGGAGGGATACACGTACTACTTCACCTACGAGGAGACCATCCCTCACCGTCCGCAGAAATTCTGGCAGTTGCCCTGTTCCATGGGCGCTGACCTCTCCCAGGGCGATGACTTCTGTGCCTTTACGTTCATGTTCCCGCTGAGGAACGACCGTTTCGGCATCAAGACGCGCAGCTATATCACTGAGCTCACCCTCATGAAGCTGCCTGGGGCTCTCCGGCAGAAGTACGACGAGTTCCTCAAGGAAGACAGTCTTCGTGTCATGGACGGTACGGTCCTGGACATGATGCAGGTGTACGACGATTTGGATCGCTTCATTCTCGAGAACGAGTACGACGTCCGAGCGTTCGGGTATGACCCGTACAACGCCAAGGAATTCGTGGAGCGATGGACCGCCGAGAATGGCGGGTTTGGGGTCGAAAAGGTGATCCAGGGAGCGAAGTCTGAGTCCGTTCCTCTGGGCGAGCTGAAGATCCTGGCTGAGCACCGGAAGCTGCTATTTGATCAGGAGTTGATGTCCTTCACGATGGGTAACGCCATCACCCTGGAGGACACCAACGGCAACCGGAAGCTGTATAAGAAGCGCCAGGACGAGAAGATCGACAACGTCGCGGCCATGATGGACGCATACATCGCCTACAAGGCAAACAAGGAGATGTTCGAATGACCGCACTCAACGAAGGAAAGGAGGTGAGTAATGGGTAGGCTTAGCCAGACCGTCGAGCGCATCGCGCATGCATGGAATGCCTTCAATGACTCCGAGCAGTCGCAGAATCCTCTGTCGACACTCGGTGGCTTCGGCGGATCTTCGTCCTTTGGAGCTCGTCCAGACCGTGTTCGAACTCGGTTCTCAAACGAGCGCTCCATCATCACGTCGATCTACACGAAGGTGAGCGTCGACTTCTCCGGCGTCCTCATCCGACACGTTCGGCTGGACGAAAACGATCAGTACAAGGAGACGATCAAGTCCGGACTGCATGAGTGCTTGACGGTCGGAGCCAACATCGACCAAGCCGGTCGAATGTTCCGACAGGACATAGTGACGAAGCTCTTCGACAAGGGCGTCGTCGCGGTTGTTCCTGTCGAGACATCGCTGAACCCAAACCAGACCGGCGGCTATGACATCCTCGACCTGCGGGTTGGTGAGATCGTCGACTGGCGTCCACGTCACGTCAAGGTGGATCTCTACAACGACAAGACGGGCAAGCACGTCCAGATCTGGCTCGAGAAGCGAAACGTCGCGATCATTGAGAACCCTCTCTACGCGATCATGAACGAGCGCAACTCGACCCTTCAGCGACTCATCCGGAAGCTCAACCTTCTTGATGTTGTCGAAGAGCAGGCGAGCTCAGGAAAGTTGGACCTCATCGTCCAGCTCCCTTACGTCATCAAGAACCAGACTCGGCGGAACGAAGCCGAGCAGCGTCGTAAGGACATCGAGTTTCAGCTGAAGGGCAGCCAGTACGGCATCGCCTACACGGATGGAGCCGAGAAGATCACCCAGCTGAACCGACCGGCTGAGAACAACCTCCTAAAGACCGTCGAGTACCTCACCGACATGCTTTACGGTGAGCTCGGCCTGACCGTGGAGATCATGAACGGCACGGCGGATGAAGCCGCCATGCTGAACTACTACAGCCGGACCATCGAACCCCTTCTCGACGCTGTCGTGGAGGAGTTCCGGAGGAAGTTCCTGACCAAGACGGCAAGGACGCAGAACCAGACGATCGATTACTTCCGTAATCCGTTCAAGCGGGTGCCTCTGGAGAAGCTGGGCGAGATCAGTAACCAGCTCAGTCGGAACGAGATCGCTTCGGCGAACGAACTCCGACCGTTCTTCGGTTTCAAGCCATCGACAGATCCGAAGGCTGACAAGCTCAACAACAGCAACATCAACACCAACCCGCCGGGTCCGTCGGAGCCGGTATCTTCAGGAGATCAACGCAAACAGGAAGGAGACCCTCAAAATGGGAGCTGAGCACGCTGACTTCAGCGGGTACGCAACCAAGGTGGGACTCAAGTGCTCCGACGGTCGAACGATCATGAGGGGTGCGTTCGCGCACCAGGACAAGAAGACCGTCCCCCTCGTCTGGCAGCACTCCCACGACGACCCCAAGAACGTTCTGGGTCACGCGGTTCTCGAGGAGCGTGAGGACGGTGTGTACGCACACGCCTACTTCAACGACACCCCCGAGGCCAAGCACGCCAAGGCGCTGGTCGAGCACGGAGACGTCGTCTCGCTCTCGATCTACGCGAACGGGCTGAAGGAGAAGTCCAAGCAGGTCTTCCACGGCGTCATCCGTGAGCTGAGCCTGGTCCTGAGCGGTGCCAATCCCGGCGCTCTCATCGACCAGGTCCGTATCGCTCACTCGGACGACTTCATCGAGACCCTGGACGACGAGGCCATCATCTACACCGGCCTCGAGCTCCAGCACGACGACCTCCAGACGGACGACGAGACCGTCGAGCACGCGGACACGGCTTCGGCCGATGCCGAGACGGAGGAGCCCCTCGGGGACATCCTCGACTCCATGAGCGAGAAGCAGAAGCACGCGATGAACTACGTGCTCGAGAAGGCGCTCGAGGAGCAGGCCAAGGAGCTCGGCGACGGTAAGGACACCGCCGCTCAGCACTCCGCCAACACCGAGTCTGAGGACGCCCGGTCCGACGACAGCAACACCGACGAGGGCGACCTCACCCACCAGGAAGGAACCACCAGCATGACGAAGAACATCTTCGACCAGGCCGAAGCCGGCGGGGGCGCCACCAAGACCCTGTCGCACAGCGACTTCGCCGACATCATGGCTGACGCCAAGAAGCGCGGCAGCTTCAAGGAGGCCCTCAACGAGGCCCTCGAGCACGGCAACCTGAAGGAAGAGTACCTCGCCCACGCGACGAACGCGGCCGGCCAGACGGTCGACTACGGCATCGCGGACATCGAGTTCCTCTTCCCCGAGGCCAAGCTGGACTCGGCCGGCCTCCAGATCTACTCCCGTCGTCAGGAGTGGGTCAAGGACGTCCTCGACAACGTGAAGAAGCTGCCGTTCGCCAAGGTGCGGACGCTCGTGGCCGACATCACCGCCGACGAGGCGCGTGCCAAGGGCTACATGAAGGGCAACAAGAAGAAGGAGGAGGTCATCAAGCTGCTCCGTCGGAGCACCGGCCCCGCCACCATCTACAAGAAGCAGAAGCTGGACCGTGACGACGTCCTCGACATCGGCAACGACATCGACATCGTCGCCTGGCTCAAGGTCGAGATCCGTCTCATGCTCGAGGAGGAGCTCGCTCGCGCGATCCTCGTCGGCGACGGCCGCTCGGACCTGAGCGAAGACCGGATCAAGGACCCCGAGGGTGCGCTCTCCGGCGACGGCATCCGCTCGATCCTCCACGACGACCCCTTCTACGCGATCCCGGCGCCTCTGGCTCCGAACACCTCGCCGAAGGACATGGTCAAGGAGCTCGTGCGCGCCCGGTCCAAGTACCGCGGTTCCGGCAAGCCGACGCTCTTCATCGACGACGCCATGCTCACGGACATCCTCCTCGAGGAGGACAAGTTCGGTCGCCCGCTCTACGAGAACGAGCAGTCGGTCGCCGACAAGCTCCGCGTCTCGAAGATCGTCGTGGTCGACGTCTTCTCGGAGTACGAGGACCTGGTGGCCATCATGGTCAACCTGGTGGACTACTCCATCGGCACCAACAAGGGCGGTGAGCTGACCTCCTTCGAGGACTTCGACATCGACTTCAACCAGCACAAGTACCTCCAGGAGACCCGCCTGTCCGGTGGGCTCAACAAGCCGCTGTCGGCCATCGTCGTCAAGCGCGCCACGGGCACCTTGGTGACCCCGGCCGCTCCCAGCTTCAACGGTGCGACCAACACGGTGACGATCCCGGCGACCGCCGGCGTCGTCTGGGAGGGCAACGGCGTGACCTGGGCTCCCGGTGACCACGTGATCACCGAGACCACCGAGGTCGCCGCGGCGCCCGACGAGGGCTACTACTTCCCGGCCAACACCACGCGGGACTGGACCTTCACCCACACCCCGTGACGGGTGCCGGCTGAGGTCTGACCGTCATGGCAAAGTTCTTCGGGATCGTTGGCTATGCCGAGACAGTTCAAGTGAAGCCCGGCGTTTGGCAAGACGTCATCACCGAGTACAAGTACTATGGTGACGAGGTCCGACCCTCACGTCGGCTCGATGAGGTGGAGAAGGTCAACGACGACATCTCGACGAATACTTCACTGAGCATCCTGGCTGATGCCTATGCGAACGAGCACATCTTTGCCATTCGGTTCGTTGAGTGGGCGGGGGCGTTCTGGACTGTGACTTCGGTCGATGTTCAGCGTCCTCGCCTGCTCCTGCGGTTGGGAGGTGTATACAATGGACCTCGAGCAGAGGCGACTCCAGCTCCATGAGATCCTTGTTGGCATTCTGGGAAACGAGAATGTCTACTTCCAGCCGCCGGCGAACCTCGTGATGCAGTATCCCTGCATCCGCTATGAGCGTGACCGGGCAGATGCGAAGTTCGCAGACAACCAGCTCTACCGCTATACACAGCGGTACACCGTGACCTTGATCGATCGGGATCCGGACTCGGACAAGATCTTCAAGATCGCAAGTCTTCCACTGTCAGCGCATGAGCGTTGGTACGCAGCAGACAACCTCAACCACGACGTGTTCAACCTGTACTTCTAGAAAGGAAGTCACCGCATGACCAAGATCGTCTGGGACAAGGCCGGGGAGCGTCGGTACGAGACCGGCGTCGACCACGGCGTCCTCTACACGCCGGACAACACCGGCGCCTACAACTCGGGTGTTCCGTGGAACGGCCTCGTGTCGGTCACGGAGTCCCCCTCGGGCGCCGAGTCCAGCAAGCAGTACGCGGACAACATCGTGTACGTGAACCTCATCAGTGCTGAGGAGTTCGGCGGTACCATCGAGGCCTTCATGTCCCCGCTGGAGTTCGGTCAGCACGACGGCACGGCGGCCCCGAAGAAGGGCGTCTACCTGGGTCAGCAGACCCGGAAGCCGTTCGGGCTCGCCTACCGCACCAAGATCGGGACGGACCTCGATAGCGACAAGGGCTACAAGCTCCACCTCGTGTGGGGTGCGCAGGCCGCGCCGTCCGAGAAGGCCTACTCCACGGTGAACGACTCCCCCGAGGCGACGACGCTCTCGTGGGAGTTCTCGACGACCCCCGTCGCGGTCCCCGGCTTCAAGCCGGCCGCCTTGATGGTCATCGACTCCACCGCGGTCGCGCCGGCCGATCTCGCGGCTCTCGAGCTCCTGCTCTACGGCGACGCCGCCACGGATCCGGAGCTGCCGCTGCCGGAGGACGTCATCGCGATGTTCACCAACGTCCCCTGATCCCAGTCAACTGACTGAGGTCAACAACCGAAAGGAGGCCGGAGAGTGCTAGTAATCAACGTTCCACTTGTCGAAGGTTTCGACAACTTGACACAGAAGTTTGTCGAGACTGAGTTCTTTCAGCTGGAACTGGAGCACTCTCTGGCCTCCCTTTCAAAATGGGAGATGAAGTACGAGAAGCCGTTCCTCACTTCCGACGACAAGAACGCGGAAGAGACGGCGTACTACATCAAGTGCATGGCTATGACCCCGGAAGTCCCCAACGAGGTCTGGTCCAAGATCACCAAGAAGAACCTCGAGGACATCAACGACTACATCGCGGCCAAGATGACCGCAACCTGGTTCTCGGAGGAGAAGAACAGCCCTCCAAACCGGGAGATCATCACCAACGAGCTCATGTACTACTGGATGGTCGCTTTGCAGATCCCGTGGGAGGCCCAACACTGGCACCTCAACCGGTTCTTGACCCTGGTCAAGGTCTGCAACGCCAAGAACCAGCCGCCCAAGAAGATGAGCCGCCGCGAGCTCGCCCAAAGACATCGTGAGATCAACGAACAGCGCCGTGCACAGTACGGCTCAAACGGATAGGAGGTGACACGGAATGGCACGACTGAACTGGGGCGTTGTTGCTGAGCGCTTCTTCGAGACCGGCGTCGACCACGGCGTCCTCTACACCGGTGACGGGATCGGCGTTCCGTGGAACGGCCTCACATCCGTCAACGAAACTCCCATTGGCGGCGACCCCAAGCCGGCCTACATCGACGGACGCAAATTCCGCAACATCGCCTCCTCCGAGGAGTTCGAGGCAACCATCGAGGCTTTCGCGGCCCCGAAGGAGTTCGGACCTTGTGACGGGAGTCGCTCGATCCAGAACGGCCTGATCGCGACGCAGCAGCCTCGCCAGGCCTTCAACTTCAGCTACCGAACTCTAATCGGAAACCCCATCGAGGGGGCTGAGTTCGGCTACAAGATCCACCTAGTCTACAACGCGCTGGCTGGCCCGGCGCAGCGGACGAATGGCTCAATCGGAGACTCGACGGAGGCTTCCCGGCTTAGCTGGGCGATCACGACGCTTCCGCCGTCCCTCTCCAACTACAAGGCGACCTCGCACTTCGTCATCGACTCCCGTGAAACCCCGAGCGGCCTTCTGGCTGACGTCGAGGACATCCTCTACGGGACCGAGATCAACTCGGCCCGCATGCCGCTGGTCTCCGAACTGGTGACGATGTTCCAGAGTAACAGCCCGTAGTTGGCTGGCAAATCTCTCCACGTCGTCCATGCACGACTGGAACTAGCCCTCAGGAAGGAGGCTCTTTCACATGTCCAAGCTCATTTGGGACGACATCGCTGCCCGTGACTACGAGGCTGGCGTCGACCGCGGGGTGTTCTACCCTCTCAACGGTCCCGGACAGGTTTGGAACGGCCTTGTGTCAGTGGAAGAGTCTCCTTCCGAGGCAGATGATCGGCCTCGCTACCTCGACGGGAAGCGAATCGGAAATCGACGCCGTCTCGGCGAGTTCTCGGCAACTGTTTCGGCGTTCACCTACCCCACAAGCTTCAGTCCCGGTCTCGTTGAGCCGATTCGACGAACCCACTTCGGGCTGTCATATCGTACGCAGAGCCGAGAAGGCTACAAGATCCACCTCGTCTACAACGCGATTGCCTCCCCCGCGGGCAGCAACTACGTCTACGACGAAACCTATCCATTCCAATGGCTTCTCACGACTCGTGGCGAGCTCGGACCAGATGGGATGATCGTGTCCCACTTCATCATCGACACCGAAGTGGCATATCCCGAGACGATCGCAGCGTTTGAGAAGGTCCTGTACGGAGGTGATGAAGCTGAAGCCAGGTTGCCGTCTCCGCTCGAGGTCTTCGACATATTCGAGGCCAATTCCCACTTCCGTGTCATCGACAACGGTGATGGGACGTAGACGGCCATCGGACCTGACGATGCGATCACTGTCAACCCTGACGGAACCTTCGAGATCACTTGGCCGTCGGCCGTGATGATCAGTGGAGACACATACAGACTTCAGTCGCTCTAGAAAGGAGCATCCGTGACCGAGACGCCAACCAACGTCACCCCACCCCCGGACCTCACCTACGGGTACGTCGACGGTCGCATCATCCTCGCCATCGGTGACCGCTCCGACGCGTTCCGGATGCCGGACCCGGTGCCCGCTGACGGCATGACCGTCACGCTCACCCCCGCCAACACCATCCTCAAGGTCGCCTCCCCGACTCCGGCGACCGTCGTCAAGCAGCCCATCCCGTGCGGGGTTGACGCGAACGGCTACCTCATCGACATGCAGGAAGCACGCGGCGTCTGGCTCGTCACCGGCACCTACAAGGTCACCTACTCCCACCCGCGGGCCACGATCCCGTCCCACTACATCGAGGTCACGACCGGGCACACCGAGGCCGCCCCGCTCGACCTGACCACGGCCATGCCCCCCGGTGGGCCAGTCCTCACCCCCTCGGAGTATGCCGAGCTCAACGGGCGACTCACCATCCTCGAGGCAGGCAGCGGAGTCACC